GCCTAATGCCGATGGACATTGCGGCCTGCCTTACTTTGTAGAAACGAAGACAGGCCCAAAGATTGTTGGTATTCACTCCCATGGCATCGTTGATCGTAACGTTTCGTACTTCCAGCGCCTCAACAAAGCGATGGTGGATGCGGTTTGTACCCTCTTCGACGCCTCACCCGACAACTCCAAACACTCAAATGCAATTGGTCCCGAGATAAAGGATGCAACAGCTCAAACTCTGCTGCTCCATACTCCTGGTACCAGTCCCACTGCGATGATTCAACATGGTGCTCATTTGCCCAAGGCCTCTAAACTGGCCATGACTATGATGCACCCAGCCCACCCGCAACACAGGGCTGAGTTCTGGCTGGCTGAACCTACTCGAGCGCCTGCGCGTATGAGTGGTGAAAACCAGCTCGGAAAGATCCTTGACAAGTTCTCCGACCCTCGATTTTTCCAACCTCCCATTGACAACCTCTTGATCCAGTCGGTTGAGTTCAGTGATTTACTACCACCGGACTACAACATCAACCGTGTTCGACTGTTGACTATGGACGAAGCTATTCGTGGCATTCCGTCCCTCGTCAAGCCTCTCGATATGACCAAGAGTGCTGGCTATCCTTATGCTATTCGAGGTGCTTCACGTGCCTCAGTAATGTTTGATCGTCAGCAGTTAGCTGTGCCGTTTGTTGAATCAGTTACCGCCCTTCGCACTACACTCCAGTCATCTGCCCAGTCTATGATGTGCATTTGTTCGCTTAAAGATGAGCTAATCTCTTTTGAAAAGCTCGCTGCTGGCAAACTCCGCATGTTTTGGATTGGACAGTTGGAACACCTCGTGATCTATCGTCAATTCATGGACACATGGTGGACTGAAATGCAGCGCCGTCCCTTCGACACTCCGATTTCCATCGGCCTCAACCCACACTCGTCTGATTGGAAGCTCCTGTATGACAGATTGTCTACTGGACGCTCACAAGATGGCGTGTGTCACGCGATGGCCGGTGATTTCGCTGCATTCGAGTTCACGATTCCCCCAGAGTTCGTGTATGCGTTTGTTCGTTTTGTTGAGACTGTTTATCCCTTAGACGGCCTTGATGGA